AAAGTTTTAATTTAGTAAATTCGACAGCCATGATGCCTCCTTACAGATCATATGGAAAATGATATTTTCGAGCAAATGTCTTAATTGCTTCATCTCTCACAGATTCTTCTGCTGTAGCAAGATGATGATAAGTCTTTACAGGTTTATAAAGTGGTTTGTCGCCTGTAAAGGCCAAATAAGTATTGTCGCCATTCTGATAAGCCCATTCAATCCATTTTTTATGAACGTTGGCTTTAGCATGTTGAGGTTGTTCCATTACAACATCGGTCCTTGAAAACCATTTATTCACAAGTGTCTCAATGTGGACCTGCCTTGCTGTAATCGCCCATTTTGAGCTATCGCCCATCTTCTTTTCAAATTCCGTACAAGCTCTTTTAAGGATTACATCTATCTCTTTGCCTAAGTGTGGCGTCTCATCTACTTTTTCTCTCACCAGCTTATAGCAATCAAGCCCTTCTTCAAGTGAGTGATTGTAAAAATAGCCACCATAAAGACCGTTGACATAATGTCTGACTTCAATGCCACACTTACTTGGCCTATCAAGGTGCTTTTGAAGATCAAGCAGAGCAAAAAGCCCTAAAAGTGTTTTAGGCCTGACTACCACCTTCCAGCACTGTTGACAACCACTAGGAACAAATGATTGCCCTGGAGGCAAAGCTCTGCTGAAGAAATCAAATAATACTGTATGCCACCTTTGACAATCAAGAAAGGCACCATGAACAACATGATCCCAAGGAGTGTCAAATGCTATAGATGGTGTTACGACACAGATCTTGCCATCTTCTGCTCTAATTTTATAACCACCAGCTTGAAGCGCTGGCCTAAACTTTGAAATGATATCATCATCAGATACCGACTGATAATAACTTCCCTCTAAATTTTCTGTCTTGCCTTCTTCGTACATGATATCCTAGCCCCTTTTGTTTATGGTGGCCCGATTAAGGGCCACCTGTTAAAGTTAAACGTTCGCATCAACAATCATCGGATCAGAAGCATATCTAGGATCATGCAAAATTGCCGTGACGCCAAAACATGTAGCAGCTGAGATGCCACCGAATATAAGTGCAACACAATCAAATGAGCTAGTAGCATTAAGCTGTTTAGCATCAGTCTCAAATACAACTGTTACATTGCTTGTAGCATTAGCAACTGCCTGTGAACTAGCAGCTGCTGTTCTTACCAGAAGCCCTGTAGCTGCTGAAGACACATTATTTGTCCAGTAATGTGTCATACCCAGTGCTGTAGCATTAGCAGATGTTCCAGAAACATCTTTGGCTTGATGGACCTTCACTGTCGTATCTGCCTCAGTCATAGCACCAAACTGGATAATCCATGTTACTTTGGAATACCCTTTCAGACTCAACCAAGCAGCATTACTAGAGTATGTGTTTATGCCGCTATCGTTGTTTCTGGTTGCAGGTACAAGGTAATTAGCAATACCAAAATTTTGAACTAAAGTCTGCATATTGACCTCCTATGCATTAAAATTAAAAGTTAATTAATCTGTTAACAATTGAAACATTTTCCTCAAAAGCCCATAGAAAATCACATCCAACATCCGCACCAATAAGCATAGTCAGGTGCTCTTTCCAGAGCTTTCTGTTGAAATTCGATTGGCTATGGCAACTGTTACAAAGCGAAATCAAATTGCTTCGATCATTATTACTCTTATCATAGTCAATATGATGGACATGTAGCTTATTACACTCTGTTTCCTTCTCACCACATATTCTACAGTAATAGCAATCTCTTTCTTTTATCATCCGCTTCAACGGCCTACTGAAACCTGGCCCATAAGGTGTAGTAGCAATTCCACCTCTCCAAAAAGTATTATTCTCACCGCAATACTTAGCATGGATTTCTGGATCTTCAAAAGCTTTCTTGTTGCCGTTGCTTATGATATCCTTAACCCATACTGGAAGCTCTTTGCCTTTATTCCAAGGTTCGACACCTGACATGTGGTTGCCAGAACCAGAGTGATAAGCACCAGAGCACTTTACATCACAAAAGAACCTTCTATCATTAGGATTCTCATCCTTTTTGAGATACACAACTTTTTGTTTTCCACAATGAGAGCAATTAACTTCTGTTCTTATAAGTGCTCTGTTAGCATCATAGCATTCCCTACACAGGAATGGTTTACCACTAGCAAGCTTGTTCTTGTAATCACCAAGCTTATAATACCTTGCCTTGCCACAATGCTCACACCCAACGATTTTACCAGTTTTCTTTGCCATAACTTACCAATCTCCCCTAACCCTTGCCAATTAGCGTTCCGTAGAACATGCCGTTGTAGACAGTGGCTATTACCTTGCCTCAAGAACTACAAACGGTGAAGTCGTGTCAGACGTGGCCTGAGGGGGGGTGAAGTACGTTGGCCACCAAGGTTGCCCGTCAATTCTGAACACAAACCGGAAGCAAGTCTGATCTGCATCGAACTTCAGGTGAATAGAAGTGTCATACTTTCCATCAGCTCCCTGGCCGGCTTTCTGACCAACAAGATACTGACTCCAATCAGCAAATACAATGTCGCCTGCATCGCCAAGAGTAGAAGCATGCTTACTCCATATAATCGGCTTACCCATAAGAGTATCATGAGGTTTGCCAGAGACACTATTAGCAGGCAGCCACACAGGTACACCACCTGAACCAACAGACAGTGACATAGAAGCTAACTGCGGCAGACAATTCGGATTAACCAACCAAACAGCATTGGATGTATCGTGAATTCGAGAATACATATTGATTATATTCTCAAAAAGAATTGTATCTGCGGCTTGCTCGGTTTCCTTAGTGATAGTAACAAGACAAGGGGCATTCAAAATACCCAAAGGCTGTCCTGCTCCAGTACCACGGATAAAAGCTTTGTTCAGCTGAAAGTTCAGACCATCTCGAAAACCATTCTTAAGAATGTTCTCCATACTCATCGGAGAATCTTCAAGAATTTCATCAGAGGCATAAGCAAGACCTGCCATCTTTTTAAGTTCCAGAGAAATCATACCAAACTTCGGCCTTGTTTCTGTTTTAGTCGCAAGCTCATCGAGCCACTTCCACTGGATACCACCGTATACCAAGCCACCTGATTCATCGAATCCATTTACATAAGGAATCTTGACCATTGTGGACTTCATCGGCACACCAGTTGTCAATGGCAGAATCTCATTCTTTTCATTAACAGCTTGCATAAGAGTAGATCTGAACTCAGGCGGAATCAAATACCCGCCATACTGATCTTCACCTTCAATCAGAGAGGTGTCGCTAGCAGCTTTAGCCAGCCATTTTTGAAGCTCAGGGCTAATCCTTCGGCCACCGCTCTTATCAGCTTTAGCTACATGTGCAGCAAATTCACTGATAGCAAGGAAGCCACCTTTTTCATCTTTGTCGATTGGGTCATCACCCATCTCTATATGAGGACGCATTGCATCGATATCACCGATGATCTCTTTGATCTTATCATCAACAGTAGTCTTGATGTCAGATAAAGAGTCAGAATGCTCTTTGAGAAGGGGCTGAACGCTATCAACGACTATTTCTTTTACCTTATCGGTAAATTGTTCTTGTGTCATTCCAGACATTGTTAAATCTCCTTATTCCTGATTATTATAAGACCAATACCTCCAACAACATTGTATATGCCTAGCTATTATTGATGTTAGCTTCAAGCATTACAAGATCATCTGGCATAGCATCCATTTTTAAGAAATCCTACCTCTTGCCAAGTCAATACGCTCCTTGACTATATCGCTAGTTGATACTTTTCCCTGGCTTCTCAGGATCCCAGAAATTGTATCTACAATTGCGCTTTTTATTGAAGCTTCATCTAAATTTGGAAATTCAAATTCCTCATCAGGTGTTTCAGCTATTTCCAAAACTACTTTTTCAACAACCTTTTCTTCACCGTCTATGATTTCTCCGACTTCCTCAAGATTAGCATCAGTGCTATCCATAAGGCCATTAAGTGCGTCTGTTACATTCTTCATGCTTTCGATTGCACCAGACATGATTGATCGAGTTTTCTTTGAAAGAACTCTTCCTGCTTTTTCTGTTGGATCAATCTCTATTGGATCAATATAAACCTTTTCTCTCAACTTCAGAACACCTGGCTCAGCATAAACCCACTTATCAGGTGTAATTGCTTTCTTGCCTTGTAGCTCATTTATAAGCTCTCTC